GGCGTGGCGTAAATGGTGTAAAAAAAGAAATTGTGATGTAACTGGAACACAGTCGTTTTTGCAAATGCTGAGAATGTGGGTCCAACGGAAAAAAATTGATGGCGGAATTTTAATTGTGAAGCGATACACAGAAGGCGGTTTTGTGCCATTAAAGTTACAGATGTTTGAAGTCGATGAATTGGATATTAATCAACTAACACCTAGATTGTTAAACAATAAGGTTGTTGGGGGTATAGAATTTGATTCTTATAATCGCCCAGTTGGATATTATATTCGGCAATATAGTGTAGATGGAATGACACCTTTAGGATCAATTTTTATTGATGCAAAAGATGTCATTTTTCTTTACTCGAAACATAGACCCTCGCAGATTCGAGAAATGTCAGATATGTCTCCTACAATCAATCGAATTCGTGATGTAAATGAGTTTATGACTGCTGTTTCAATTAAAGAGCGTATTTTAGCTTGTTTGTCAGTATTTATTAAAAAGCAAGTACCAACACAGAGCTTTGGAAGAAGCGGGACAATAGCCTCGCAACAAAGTTATGAAGGAAAGACGATTGCTCCAGGCATGATTCGTGAATTAAATGCGGGTGATGATGTTCATGTAGTGAATCCAGCAGGCCAAGGAGCAGATGCTACAAATTATATTGCAGTTCAACAAAGAATGATTGCAGCAGGTCAGGGTATTAGCTACGAAGCCACTAGTCGAGATATGTCAAAGAGCAATTATTCTTCTGCTAGGCAAGGCATTATCGAAGATGAAATGACTTATGCGAGTGAGAAAGAGCTTTTAATTGAGGCTTTAGATGAAATTTATGAAAGTTTTGTAATTTCATTATGGTTGTCTAAGAAGATAGATATTAAAGATTTTTGGGAGAATAAAGATAAGTACTTTGAGCATATTTGGATTGTCGCTCCAAAGCGATGGATTGACCCACAAAAAGAGGCTAATGCAAATAAAATAGCACTTCAGACAGGGCAGAAAACATTTATGCAAATTTCAGCAGAACAAGGAAAAGATTGGAAAGAACATATAGATGAGATTGCAGATGTATTAAGCTATGGCAGAGAGAAAGGTGTTGATTTAGGAGGTATTATTTTTGGAAAATCAGAAGGAGAGATATATGAATAAAATGAGAGTTAAGGCAAGAGCAGAGCCAACAAAACAGATGACTAGAGAATTGACAACACATAGTATCAGAACGGTAGAGGGCACTGGAAATGAGAGGAAATTTATTCTGTCGTTTTCTTCTGAGGAACCATATACACGCTTTTATGGAACAGAAATTCTTGATCATAGTGAAGGTGCAGTTGATTTATCAAGATTAAATGAAATTGGAGTTTTACTTTTTAATCACGATAGAAATACCGTAATTGGAAAAATCAATAGGGCGTGGATTGAAAATAATAGAGGTCAAGCTGAGGTTGAATTTGATACGGATGATAAGTCTGAGATTATTTATCAAAAAGTGAAGAGCGGAACATTAAAAACGACTTCCGTGGGGTATGTGATAGATTCGTATGAAGATGTATCGGTAAATAAAACTTCAAAGGATGGAAGATTTAAAGGTCCAGCTGTAGTTGCTGTTAAGTGGACACCTTTTGAAATTTCGATTGTAAGTGTGCCTGCAGATCCAACAGTAGGCGTGGGTAGAAGTTTTGAGCGTGGTCGCTCTATGGTGTGGTTTGAAAAGCAACTTAAAGCTAATCAAAATATGATAGGAGATTGATAATGGATAAAAAAGAATTAAGAAAGCAAAAATTGGAACGCCAAAATGAACTTTTGGCTGATGCAAAGGCTAATGAGCGTGACTTAAGTTCCCATGAGCAAGATGAATTTGATACTCTACAAAAAGATATTGACACTTTGACAGCGGAAATTAATTCAGAGACTGAGCCTACAGAACAAAGAGCCATTGAGGCCGAGAGGGAGAGAGTCAGAACTATTATGTCTTTGTGTGAGGATTTTGGTCTTAACGCTCATACATATATTGAGAGTGGAATGACTATTGATGGAGTAAGGTCTGCGGTACTTACAGACTTAAAAAACAATAGAGCACCTGTGGCAGGAAGGGGTGTTATTGTAACTAAAAGTGAAGAGGACAAGTTTAGAGATGCAGCGGCAGACGCACTTTTGATGCGTGGTGGTGTAACCATTCAGAATCCAGCTGATGGTGCACGAGAAATGAGAGGGATGTCCCTACGAGATATTGCTATTGAGTCACTTACGAGATCAGGTGAGGTGGGGCTTAATAGAAAAAGTTCAGATGAGTTGTATGGAATGCTGAGTAGACAATTTTTTAATCCCTCTGCTGCATTTCCTTCCATCCTTGACACAACAATTAATAAAGCCTATGTTGAAGGACATAAGAATGTCGAAGTTACTTTTGATAAGTGGACAAAGAAGGGTAGTTTGGCTGATTTTAAAGTGAACAATAATCAATACCTTGCGGGGGCTGCTGGAGAATTTATGGAAGTGCCTGAAGGCGGGGAGATCAAAGCAGATAAATTCAGTGATGTTAAACGGCCAGCAAGGCAGTTGAAGACTTATGGCCGTCAATTTACCTTAACGAGACAAGCTTTTATCAATGATGATATTGGTTTAGTTACATCTATTCCTGCGAAGTATGCTGCAGCTGCAAGACGCACAATCAATACACAATGCTATCGAATTCTAGTTGACAATCCTGCAATTTATGATGGAACGCAATTATTTAGTGCAACTCATAAGAATTTACTTGCGACAGGAACTGGAATTACGAGAGACGCAATGCAGAAGATGATCACCGCTCTCGGAACACAAAAGGATGAGTTTGGAAACCCAATTATTGTTCGTCCAGGTACATTAATTGTTCCAGCAGGAATGGGATTTGATGTGGTAACGACTATCAATTCTCCAACCATTAATACTGCTGATAATCAGCAAGCCGTAAATCCACTGTTCCGATATGCATCTTCAATTCAAGTGATTGAGGATCCGACAATCAATGTTCTGTGTGGGGAATTTGGCAATATTATGCCGTGGTATCTCATCGGCAATACTAGTGATACTGACTTCATTCAAGTTGATTACTTAAATGGACAGGAAATTCCAACAATTCGTAGAATGGAAGCTCCAGGAACTCTTGGATTCATTTGGGATATCTATCTTGACTGGGGGATTTCGGTAATGGATTGGAGAGGTGCAGTTAAAAATAATGGTATTGTAGTTACTAATCCATTAGCATAAAACAAAAGGAGGTGTTAGATATGGCAATGGCAACATATTGGCAGAGAGGCGAAGCCTTAGATTATGTAAATAACAGTACAGATAAGCTCGCTGTTGGCTCAGTTGTAAAACTTGAAGGAAGAGTTGGCGTAGCTGGGGATACGATTATGCCAAGAATGAAAGGAATTCTCCATGTGTCTGGAGTATATAAATTTTCGAAGACAAGCACAAATGAAATTAAGATGGGAACCTCAGTATATTTTGATGACACAGGGATTACAGAAGCTTCAGGTGGAACACCAGCAGGTTATGCAGCTGAGACGGCCAGTGCGGATGCAAAGGAAATTCTTGTAAAGATTGGATAGGTGGCGTATGAGGAAGTTAATTGCAGTTTGTCCTATTTTATACCTTGGATCTTTATATAATGTTGGTGATACTTTACCCACATTTAGTAGTGATATGGTGAATGCTTGGCTCGGTGCAGGCACGGCAGTATGGAAAGACACAGAGAAAGGAACTTCAAATCCAACTGCTCTGCCTGCTTCAGCTGAAGCAGGTTTATCTGGGAGTGTGATGTTTGGAGAGTCTGATGGTCAAGATTTAGTAGGGAAGGTACCAAAAACAGACAAGAGAAAGAAGTGATGTTATGTCTGTTTTTAAAGATATCGTAAAAAGAGATGTCCTAACTACATTTCTTAATTTGGATGAATTTGGTGAGAAGCATAGTATAGATGGTAATAATTTAGTGCTAGTTTTTGATGATGTGGAGCTGGTAAAGCGAGAACAAGGTCGAGTTATCACACAAGATTATGTTGATGGGATTTATAAAGACAGAAAAATGTTTTATGTAAATGCTGACGATCTTGAAACTAAACCAAGAATTGGAAGGATTTTACTTATTGATAACAGAGCATATCGAGTTACGGATGTCACAGAGGAGAGTGGGATTCTTGCAATTACAGTGGAGGTAAATTCACATTGATTGATGTAGCGATAGAAGTCAAAGGAATTGAAGAGATTATGAAAGCCCTTGAAGGTGATGTGAGAACTACTAAAAAAGCCTTACGTAAAGCCATCAATGATACGGCTAAAGATGCAAAGAAATTGATTGCCCACACCGCTAATCGTGAGTATGCAGGAACTAAAATTAAACTTGGAGCATTAAATAGTGCAATGAGTATTCAGAAAGCTACGATGGATAGTCTTCAAGCGACAATTAAGGCAAAGAATCCAGCAAATGACTTGTCAGATTTTAAAGTTACAAAAGGTGGAAAGAGAAGTGGCGTGAAAGCGAAAGTTCTTAAATCAAGTAGCTTAAAATCATTACAGGTTGGGGATATTAAAGCTTTTCTTATTACTTTTGGCTCTGGTCATACAGCAGTTGTTCAGAGAGTTAGTGGAAAAAGAGCACATAGCCGAAAAGCTGGGCGGAAGCGAACGATTACTAGACATAACATGGCATTAAAGGCATTGTATTCTGTGTCTACGACTACGATGCTTGGTGGTGAACATGGGTATGGGAAAGTACAAAATGAAATCCATAATAAGTTACAACAACATATTGATCATGAAGTGATGAAAGCTCTTACAGAAGGAGGAAAATAATGGTGTCATTTGCACTTGTAGATGAATTGGCTGAAGCGTTAAAAAGCGAATTAAGGGACTTGTACTTTGAAGATGCTTTTGGCGAGAGAACGAAATTAAAAATTTATAAGCAAAATTTATCACCACAAAGTGAAGACACTGATTTTTCACCATTCCCTTATGTTATATTGAAGCTTTTAAGTGGAGTAGCACCAATAGATGAGAGAGCTAGCAATGGGGAGGGTATTCGGTTACTTATTCTTGTTGGAACAATTAATCATGAAAAATCAGGTGATGCGGCCTGTAGAGATCTGGTTGGTATCATACAAAGAATTAAAGAATTTTTACAAAGAAAAGGTGCAATAAAGCACTTTATTCTTAGTGATGATATTGAATGGGCCATTCATGAAGAAGATGAGTGGCCTTATGCGTTTGGAGGTGTAGATACAAAATGGAAAACAAGAACGATAAGAAGAGAGGACAGATTGATATAAAAACGGAAGCGTTAGATAGGTCTGATTCTCTCTTGAATAAGTCAAATTTAGAGGAATCAGATGTAGTTTATGTAGGACCAACAATCAGAAATACGGTTACCACAAACACTGTATTTAAAAGTGGTGTGCCAGAAGTATTGAAAGACAAGATAAGGGAATACCCATATTTAAAAGCTCTTTTGGTTGATGTTTCTGATTATGCACTTGCGTTAGCAGAAATTCGTAATAACAATAGTGCAATGGCAACACTGTATAAAAAGGCAGTAGAGGAGGTTGAGTAATGGCATTATATAAACATGGAATTAGGGTAAATGAGGCTGCAACAGAGGTGATGAGACCGTTGAAAGGAACTGCAGGGCTACAAGTTGTATTTGGCACCGCCCCAGTAAATTTAGCTGAAAATCCTATGGATACTGCAAATAAGCTATTTTACTGTGAGGATTATGCATCAGCAGTAAAGTTCTTAGGATACTCGGATGATTTTAAGAAGTATTCGCTTTGTCAATCTATGTTAGCAATGAGAACCTTGAATATTGCCCCTGTGCTTTTTGTTAATGTACTTGATCCAAAGAAACACAAAGAGACAATCACGGATCAAAGTGTTAATGTGACGAATATGAAAGCGGTTATGGATGACAAAGGAATTTTGCTTGATACGGTAGTTGTTAAAAATGCTTCTACACCGTTGGTATTAAATACTGATTATGTTTTGGCATTTGATTCTGATGGAAGATTAAATATTTCGTTGGTTTCAAGTGGATCAGCATCTGCTGCAACAACACTTACAGTGACAGCAGATAAAATAAAGCCAGACATGGTTACAGAGAGCGATGTGATTGGAGGCTATGATGTAATTGCAGGGAAAGAAACAGGTATTGAGCTGGTTCGTCAAGTGTTTTTACAATTTGGAGTCGCTCCAGGTTTATTACTTGCTCCTGGCTGGTCAGATAAACCAAATGTGGCAGCAGCACTCCAGGGAAAATGTGAGAAAATCAATGGTAAGTTTAGCTGTATGTGCTTACTTGATGTTTCTGTAACTTCTGCGGCGAAGTACACAGATGTAAAAAGGACAAAGAAAGAATTGGGGGCAACATCTCAATATGCAATTGCTTTGTGGCCAAAGGTGAAAATTGCAGGTTCGGTTATCGCATACTCAGCAGTATTTGGGGCCCTTTGTGCCTATCTTGATGCATCAAACGACAATGTTCCAAACATATATCCATCGAATAAAGTGATTCCATCAGCAGTGAGTGGCTGTCTTGATGATGGTACAGAAGTCTATCTTGACGAGCTACAAGGCAACATATTGAATGCCGAGGGCGTCGTTACTATCATCAATCAAGTTGGGGTGAGAGCGTGGGGGAATAACACAGCAGCGTATCCAACAACAAATGACCCAAAGGATAGGTGGATTGCTGTTAGAAGAAGCTTTTGTTGGTATGAGAATGAGTTTGTTATTCGCTTTACAGAGAAAGTTGACAATCCAACAAATTATAGGTTGATAGAATCATTTATTGATGCAGAAAATATTGCGGGCAATGCTTTAGTGGCACAAGATAAGTTTGCAGGTGTAAAGTTTAGATTTGACCCAGCACAGAATCCGACATCCCAAATCTTAAATGGCGAAATTAAATTTACAGAGGCGATTGCACCATACACACCTGCGGAGTATATTGAGAACACATTTTCTTTTGACCCAACAATGATTACAACAGCACTTGGAGGAGGTAAGTAATGGATTATCCTACAACAATTAATGGTTTTAATTTATATAGTGGCGGAGATCGCTTAATTGGTGTGTCAGATGAGGTAAAAATTCCAGATTTTTCCTCGATGACTGCATCTATTACTGGGGCAGGAATCGCAGGAACAATCGATGTGCCAATTGTCGGCTTCTTTGACTCTATGGAGTTTTCAATTCCGTTTAGAACTCTAGCGGATGATACTTTTGAGGTTATGCAGCCTGACGGTCAAAAAAAGATTACACTTAGAGGTTCTATTCAAACAACAAACTTGGGCTCAGGAGACATTGACTATGTTGGAATGCGTGTAGTTGTACGTGGGTACATGAAGAGCTTTTCGCCTGGCTCGTTAAAGGTGTCTGATGCTATGAGCTCTGAAATTACACTTTCCGTAACTTATATGCTGATTGAAGTAGATGGAGATACGAAAGTTGAGCTTGATAAGTTTAACTCAAAATTTGTTGTAAATGGCAAGGATATGATGGCTAAGAGCCGAGCATATATGTAAATGGGGGTGTGTAACATGATTGAAGATGTAATGACAACAATGACGAAAGAACAAGAAGTATCAATGGTTGAGGCAAAAGAGACGACAGTTGTTGATAGTGCAAGAACATTTGAGTTTTCGAAACCTTATACTTTTGAAAGAAAGATTTATGATTGTATTTCACTTGATGGACTTGATAGTTTAACCACAAAAGATATGATTGAAGCTGAGAAGTATACTGTAAGAAATGGGATGTATTCTGCAACACCTGAAATGACTATGTCTTATGCGATGTATATCGCTTCTAAGGCGTCGAAGTTACCAATTGAGTTTTTTATGACTTTGCCTCAAAAGGAAGCATTAAGCTTAAAGAATAAGATTATGGGTTTTATTTACAATATGGATTAAGTCATACTGAGGGAAGAAAGTGGCGTAAGACTTGCATACAACTCTCAATAAGATTACAGACAGGCTTAGATTATTTTCTAGGTTTGTCTGTTTTTGACCTAAGTGAGTTAATTGAAGACATGGCGGAGGTGATCAAGGGTGGCCAGTAGAAAAGAATACGAGCTTGCGATTAAAATTGCTGGAAAGATTGATGAGTCACTTGGGAAAGCCACAGGACTTACGAAAAAGCAGTTAAGTGAGATTGCAAAGCAGGCATCAAAGACTAATTCTACAATGCGTGAACAAATCAACAGTGCCTTTAAAGAAATGGACAAAGGATTTGAAAAAATCGAAAAAGTTGTGAAAAGAGCTGCAACAGCAGTGGCAACAATAGGCGTTGCAGGTGCAGCAGCAGCTACTCATGTAGGAATGGCTTTTGAAAGTCAAATGAGCACAGTCCAAGCGATTTCTGGATCGAGTGATACCGCAATGGAGAGACTTGGAGAAAAGGCTAAAGAGATGGGAATTAAAACCCAATTTTCTGCTACTGAAGCAGGAAAAGCTATGGAATACATGGCTATGGCTGGTTGGAAGACGGAAGATATGCTTAATGGCGTTGAGGGTATTATGAACCTTGCTGCAGCATCAGGAGAAGAACTTGCAAGTACTTCAGATATTGTAACGGATGCTTTGACTGCATTTAACTTAAAGGCAAAGGATTCAACGATGTTTGCAGATGTGCTGGCCGCAGCGGCATCAAATTCAAATACAAATGTATCAATGCTTGGTGAGTCATTCAAGTACATTGCACCTGTTGCAGGTGCTTTAGGATTTAGTGTGCAAGATGTATCTGTTGCATTGGGATTAATGGCAAATTCGGGTATTAAGGGCTCAATGGCAGGTACGGCTCTAAGAAAAATGCTCACCAATCTTGCCAAACCATCAAAAGATGTTGTTGACGCAATGGAAACTCTAGGCGTTGTCTTAGATGATGGGCATGGAAAAATGAAATCATTTAGGGAAATAATGCTTGATTTACGAAAAGGTATGTCTGGGTTAAAGGGAGGATCAGAAGAATATAATCAAAGTTTACAAAAATTAGATTCTGCACTTCAAAAAGGCGAACTGAGTGAAACACAATATGCCCAGCAGTTAGAAGCCTTGAATATGAAGTATTTTGAAGCCGCAGGAGTAGCAAAAGCGAGAGCAGCAGCACAGCTGGCTGGACAAACAGGTATGTCTGGTCTATTGGCTATCGCCAATGCTTCTGAGGAGGATTTCAATAAATTGACTGCTGCTATTGATAATTCAGCAGGTGCAGCAGAAAAAATGGCGAATATTCGTCTTGATAATCTACAAGGAGATATTACGCTTGCAAAGAGTGCATTGGAAGGTCTTGGAATACAGATTTATGAAGGCTTTAGTGATACGGCAAGAGGGGCGGTTCAGCTCTTTTCTAAAGAAATTGCGGCATTAACAAAAAGACTTTCAATATTAAGTGCAAAAGTACCGACGATAAAAAGAGAATTGACGAGTGGTGCAGAGGCAGGTCTTGAATTTGCAAAACCACTACTGAATTTAGGAAGCTGGTTTTTGAAAAATCCAAGAGTGATATCAAGTGCATTAATTGGAATTGGTGCAGCGATGGCAACATTTAAGACGATTAGTACTGTACATAAATTAACTGAGGGCGTGATGGGATTAGCAGCTGCATTCTCTAATCCAGTGACAGGTGTAGTTGTTGGAACCACAGCGGCTGTAGGAGCAATTGCAGCCTTTACGGCAGCATACAAAAGCTGGCAGAAAGAAGTTGGACAAAAAAATTTAAGCAATCATTTTGGAAATTTAATACTAAATTTAAAAGATTTAGAATCAATTGCTAGTTATATGGTTGATAATGGATCACTCAGTCAGCTTGATGAAGCTATGTCTGCGTTTAGTGATGTTGGAAAGTATATAGAAAAACTTAATTCAGCAACAGGGACTTTGAAAAAATTAAACTGGAAAGTTGAGCTCGGGCTGCAATTAAACGAAGATGAGAAACAGTCTTATAAAGATGCTGTAGAAAGCTACATAAAGAATGCTCAATCAGCAATGGAGCAGGAACACTTTGCAATGAACTTGAATGTTCAATTAATGACAAAAGATGATTTGCAAGGACAACAAGTTAGAGACCAGTTTAATAAGTTCTATTCTAGTAATGAAGCAGAGCTTGAGGATTTGGGGAAAAAGCTTCAAGACGCTGTTAACACAGCTTTTGATGATGGATTACTTACAATTGACGAAGAAAAGCATATTCAAGAGCTTCAACAGCAGATGGCTAATATTCAACAAAGAATGGCCTCATCTGATTTTACAGCAGAGCTTGAATTGACAGGACAAGGACTAGGACAACTGGATGCTGATTCTTTTACAAACTTGATTGAAAGCGTTGGAAAGGCAGAGGAAGCAGCAACAGAGAAGTATAAAGAGGCAGAAAAACAAGCTATAAAGGGGGCAGTTGCACAATATCAAGCTGGAGCAATTAGTAAATCTGAGTATGAGGATATGGTTAATAGCTTTAAGACACAATATCTTGCTCAAGTCGGAGAAATACAAGCTAAAGGGACGGGAAAGTTAGCAGAAACAGTTTTAAATCAGTATTCTACTGAAATGGAATCGTTGGGGCCTAGACTCAGTCAAGCACTAGACAGTTCTATCAATAATTCTTTTGGGCAATGGCACTCAGAACACGATTGGACGATCATGGCACAAGAAAGCACAGATGCTTTGATGCATTCGATACAACAATCACTTCATAAGCAATGAGTCAGTTGTGGAAAGAACTTGAACCAAGACAGGAAGAGTTACTTGCAACTGTACAGAAATATCAAGAAGCTGGACAACAAATCCCACAAAGTGTATCTCGCGGGCTTCATGATGCCGCAACAGTAGGTGCAATGGCTGGGGATACTGATGCTATGTGGTATCTAGTTGGCGAGAGAGCCCAGAACAATCCACAATATGCTGCAATAATCCAAAGTATGCAGGCGAAAGGACAACAAATTCCTGCTGCATTGGCAGCTGGAATGGCTTCTAATTCTAGTGCTGCTAGCCAGGCAGCAACTACCGTATGGAATCAAACACAAGGTGCAATTAATAGCGTTTTTTCGAGACCAATTCTTGCAAGAGCTCAAATCAACCTTGTGGCAGCTTATTCGCAAAGTCCAAATGTTTTAAGTAATCAAGCAAGAGCGAAAGCCCAAGCTATAGTAAACCAGAAATTTGCAACACCATTTACACAGGCAGTAAAAATTCCAACACCTAAATTGCCAGGTCTTGCAAGCGGAGGAATTGTTGAGAGACCAACTACAGTAAATTTTGCTGAAGATAGTCCTGAAGCAGCAATCCCTCTTAATGGGTCTGTTCGAAGTAAGTCATTGTGGAAAACTGCTGGAGAGCGACTAGGAGTATTAGGCACAGATAATTCTACTTCGAATTTAAATAACAGTGGGTACACAATTAATTATGCTCCAACTCAAAACTTTGCTGGTCAGGCTCCATCTAAAAGCGATATTATTGAGGCAAATAAGTTAAGTATGAAGGAGTTTGAGAAAATGATGCAAAAGTATATGAAAGACCAGAGACGGTTCAATTTAGCCTAAGGCAAACAAAGGAGCAGGTATGGATAGATATACAACGATTCAAGGCGATACTTGGGACAGTATCGCTTTTAAAATATATGGTGATGAATATAAGGTACAGTTATTAATGGAGGCAAATAGAGAATATATGGACATATTTGTTTTTTCAGGGGGGTTAGAACTTAAGTGCCCAGAGCTAACTCCTGCACAAATCATTGGCTTACCAGAATGGAGGTTGTAAATGCCAAGAGCTACGGAACTGAATTTACTTTATGAAGGCAAGCCTGCAAAAATCGGGACAATAGAACAATTTGAGTATGTAGATGAGGCGGAAGGTAAGTCAGATTCCGTTAGTATTACTGTTGACG